AAGGTCAAACGATGTCATGCCAAGTTCATGAAGCTTAACTACGGTGTCTTTAATTTCCTGAAAAGGTTTAACGGAACGACGTTGATCATAGTAACAGAATTTGCATTTAAAATTGCATATTGTACCTATATCCACCTTTGCACGAGTACAGAAATGGTCTCCGTCATCATTGATTCGATGTGGAAACTTAACTATATCGTATAAATTCATTTAACGGATCCTCCTCTGTTAGAAAAAGACTCTCAAACTTGTTTTCTGTATCATACTTTCTTACGTTTAATCCATGATAGATAGGAGCATCGTAGATTATTTCCTTACCGAAGAACTTGCATTCAGGAATAAATCTGGGAGAGCAATCCATCATCTCATTATAGTGAAGTGGAGTATAGATATATGTGCTAAATTTGCCGAAAAGATCGTCCACAGGCACTTCTTCATATACCACCTCGGGTATTCTATAATAATTTTCAAATTGATCGCTTATAACCAAAAATTGACGATCATCTTCGTACTTTCTGATAACGTCATTAAATTCCTTTTCTGGAAGTCTCCGACAGTTCTTAGTCAGGTATAGTAACTTATAATTTCCGTTTCCCTTTGGTTTCTTCAACTTATCGAATAAAATCTTTTTAACGTAGTTGATGCCGTTTGGAAGTTCATCGTATAAACGGTTGTCCTGAAAAATAGTTCCTTTTTTAAAGTCACTCCAGCTACATCTAAAATAATAAATGTTGCCTTTGATAAACAATTGACCTCGATAGTTGGAACAGCCATCAACAAACAAAACATTACGACACTCTATAATCTTAGTGTTTTTAGGATAGACATAGGTACGTGATTTTATTATTTCTAATTCAGTATCAGTGAAATCGTACTTTTCCAAAGCTTTGTCAAATTTTTCATCAGTTACAATACATGCATCACGATGTTTTAGAAAGTAGAAATAATAAAAATAATCAATCTGTTCAAAGATATGTCCAGAAATTCTGTGGCCCGCGTCTACCGCCACAGAAATCGCCAGTTCATGAGGTATCCTAAAGACCACTTATCGCATCCTCTATACATTTGAGGTCATCACTATCGTACTCGTCAAGTTCATACCAGTCCGGTAATATATCAAAAACTTTATCATTAAGTTCAATTGTGATTTTGTCTTTAAGATCAAAGGTTGGATATTGACTTAAGTTCCTTAGATTCAACTGATCTATAATCATACAGCACAACATATATCCTAACCCACAGCTTCTTTTTACATTGTAATCTTTCATCGATGTGAAGAAATCTTCATGTTTGAATTTTGCGTATAGCTTGGATAGTGGATATCTGAAGTTAAGAACTCTGACATTGGTGCTTCCTATCAACGACTTAAGCTTTTTAATGACCTTATCGCTTAAGCAAGGGCCTATTAAATAATCTTTATTACGTTCAATAAGGATTCGTTTATTTTCAGTTGATTCGATACGTTCAAAATCCCTGATCGCGTTATTTGGTTTTATTTCAGCATCAGTAACTGTATGATCGGTAATGATGATATTCTTACTCATCAAAAAATCATGGAACTCAGTACACAACTCATCCGGTTCACTTAGATCAAAGTAAACGCTTTTCTCAAAATAATTCCTACCACTAGTAAAGAATCTTTTCCCTTTATAATTAAGTCCAATTATGTTTGCATAAATCATCAACATGTCGCTTGTTCTTAAGCCATTGATTACATATATCATTATAAAACCTCTTTTCAATTATTTACGCAAAAGTTCCTCAGCACTAGGAGGAATTGCTAATGCAAGAACTGATTCCTTTGTCTTATCCGGAACTTCAGTGCCTTGGTTTATAAAGACCGATGATTCATTAGTGGTCTGAGTTGGTTGTTGTATTGTTGGCGCAGTAATAGCTGGACTTGGAGTCTTTACATTCTCTACTGGAACCTGAGGTTCCTCAACGACTTCGGGTTTTACATCACCAACAACCTGTGATCCCTTAAACATCTGGAAGTGAACGGGGTCAGTGGATATAGGTCGGAATAAACCAAATTGTTTTGAGATGTTTTCAAATTTCGAAGCTTGAACACTATCAATATCAACTGCTAAGCCTCTGCCGTGGGCATTAACTCTGCCGGAACCATGTACAATAACCTGATTCCCCTGAACACTAATATTCCGATTAAAACGAATTTTAGACGGATCCACCTTGAATCTGCCTACAGAGGAACCAATTGTAAAAGCTTCATCATTAGCTGGCAAAGCGCAATCATACTTAAGTTCCGGATCTCCGAGAGCCTTTCTTAAATATAATTCTGCTTGCTTATGGCTATCGCGGTACGCAGTATTGACTCTGATTTTATCACCAGTCTCCTCATAATATGTTTTCGAAGCTTCAGCAAGCCTTGCCTTGAATTCGGGATTTAATCTTGAGGTATCGGCCGTTGATTTCTTATCGATGAATTTGTCAACATTATCTGCGTTTTGCATATCAACCGGTCTTTGTTCTACCTGAACTGGTTCGGGTGCAATAGCTTCGGTATTATCATATTTGGTGACACCTTGCGCTTCATTAACCTCAAGATTCTGTAGACCTAAGGCACTATTGATACCGCGGGTTATTATATCATCAGGATATGGATTTACACCATTTTCATGTTTTATAATTGCCTTGACTAAATTCAGACTTACATTTGGATCAGCAAAATCAATAGGTGTATCGGGGCTTACACCTAAAGATTTTGAAACAATATTAACATAACTATTTGTGTTGTTCTCATTGCTTGGAGCAAATCTATTGATCATACCTCTAACTGTATAAAGATGGTGTTTTGCCTGATAATTCTTCAGGTTCATAGCTAAGGCCCTAATACCAAACTCTGCATAAGTAAATTGTTCAAAACTTCCATCCGTATTATACTGCATTGGGATCTTACCTAGCCAAGCTGCATTTGAGATTCTAATATTACCCGGATTATTATTCCTGATTCCTCGAGGAGCACTTGGCTTAACAAAAGGACCTTGACATTTAGACCCGGTTGCATTCAAAGCTTGACCACCTACAAGTTTAACATCTCCGGCAAATCTTTGCGATTCAGGGATGTCGGTTTCGTAGGATTTAGTTATGGTATCAAGTAATTTATTATCTTCATTATCATATTCGGCTAAGTGATCTAGTGAAACCTGTTCTGGCTTTACAATGTCATAAACCTGAGCCAAAGGACTAAGAACTGGAACATGCTTTATGATATCCAAAGCATCAACTTTCTTTGACTTCATGTAAGCTTGCGAGAACTTTCCGGTCTTATACTTACGATCCAGATCTTCTTCAGTCATTCCTAGCTTATCCTTTGCGAGAGTTCTTAAGCGAATGTCTGATCTTGCATTCGTACGTATTATATTAGCAACTCTAGGGTCTTCTTTCTCGATGATTTCCAGCTCCTTACTCTTTAATATGTCTTCAGCTTTCATACCTTTCAACTTATTCCAAGCATAGAGTGTATCCACATTCTGGTTCTTGGAGTAAAGCATTTGCATGATATCATCTATCTTTTCATTATGTTCATTCAGTTTACTATAAAATTCATCGATTTTCTTCGTAGTAATCGCTTCGACTTTTCCAAGCTTAACATCATAAACATATTTCAGGTACTCAAGATCTTTACCATCAAAATCATTAAAATCGATAAGTTTTTTGATGTCTTCCTTATCTAGTTTCATCAAGGCTTGTTTATCTAGGATCTCAGAACTACCAATACGGTTGTAATCAATGATACCTTTACTATCAAGATCTTCCATGATATCGTTATCAGAAGTATATTTAAAGGCACTTACACCTAAATCCTGAGCTTTCTTACCTATTTCACTATTCATTAACTCTTCACCGCCTAGTAATCCAGCCACACCACCTATTAAAGCACCAACACCCGGGATAGGTATCAAGGCCTGACCTGCAATAGCTCCCGCGGTCATCGCAGCACCGACTCCTGCCATTTTAGTGTAACCTTTACCGCGGATTTTATCCTTATCTTCCTGAGTTTTTGCACCAGCTGCTTCAGACTCAATATCAAATGCTTCTAGTCCAAAACCTAAAGCTGCAAGAGCTGGACCTCCAAACTTTGCAAGCTTCCCAAGCTTACCCAACTTGCCGAATTTTGACTTCTTGTGATCAACTTCCGAAGACTTCTGGATCTTTTCCTTTTCGACATTTTCCTTAGAAGCTTTTGTTTCTTTAGTTTCTTTCTTTTCCCTTTCGACATTTTCCTTAGAAGCTTTTGTTTCGTTTGGGTTTTCACTGTCATCAGACTTAAAGATTCTATCAAATAAGGATTTCTTTTTAACCTCTTTATCTGGCCCAAATATATTTTTAACTTTATCAAAAGCTTTTTTACCTAACCAATTAAGGGCAGCTCCCGCAATACTTCCTGCACCTTTCATGGCCATCGAAGCAAGAACAAGGTCGCCGATTAAATCTAGAAGACCACCATTATTAGATGTATTTTGACCTTGCTGGATTTGTTGGACTGTTTGAACTTGCTGAATTGGTTTCTTATTTCTGAAACTCTGATCAATATCAGTCTTCTGCTCGTCTATTAAATCTGCAGAAATTTGAGAAAGTAAGGCAATGATCTTTTGATTGGAATCAACAATTCTTCTGCCAGTTTCTTCAGTAACTGCAGTTGGTTGATTATGGACAACCACTTTATCCTTTAACCTATTAACACTATCTGCAAGTTTTTTGAGTTCCTTCTTCGAAAGTTCATGAGGTTTTCCGGCAGCTTTATTCTTAGCATCTCTAAGATCTTTTGCTGAGTAACCTCCAATATATTGAGAAGTGGTGAACAACATGTTGCCGATTCGGGATTTTATATCCTTGTTTCTACGATCTTCTCTTAAAAGGGTCTCGATATCATTATAAGGGCCAAACTTTTTACGATTGGATACAGTATTATACTTCTCAGTGTTACGCTTATCATTATTTCGTTTAGGCAAAATCGAGTTTGGCTCTGTAACTCGAGTTACAGAACTTGAAGTAATCTCGTTTTTAGAAGTCTTTCCTACAGACTGCTTTAATGCTTCTTTTCCCAGTGTTTTCAGAAATCCGCCTTTAGTAAAACCTTTAGCCAATGCGAGTAGTGGTAATGCCATTATATTTCCCTTTGTTTTCACTATTTATTCAATATAGATCTTGGCTTAAATGATTGTGTAAAATTCAATTTGATCAAATTAAATTGTATCAAATCATTGATCTTAAGATCTATTCGATAGACTCAAATAAATAATGAAAAGGTTTAAGATATGGCAAATACTGTTCAAAATTTATTACAAAAAGCTTTAGGAGATGGTGCCAGAAGTTCTAAGTGGGACATTGCGTTTTCATTTAGTTCACCTAGCATATTTCCAACACCGGAAAATGTTGCAGTGATGTGCAAGGCAAGTCAGTTACCGGCTAGAGGTATGCATACTATTCCTATTAAGATTAAAGGAAGAACAATCCCAGTTCGTGGTCAGGTTAAGTATAGTAACACTTGGCAATGCACTTTCTATAGTGATCCTAGTCATAAACTCAAACATGCTTTCGAGACTTGGATCAATGCTTGTGACGAAGGTTTACAATATGAAGATCCTGATATCGATACTGAAAAGAATATCATGGAACACGCGAAAACTGGTTATGTGAAGGACATTTGCATCTATCAATGTGATTTTGATGAAACACAGAATACCTGTCGTTATATCATCCATAACGTTTTTCCGACTGAAGTCTCAACTATTACTTTGGACAGTGATGTAGGTCAAGTTGAAACTTTCGATGTTACCTTTTCATACAGTCACTTTGAAATTGATAACATCAAAGGCGAAGCCGGTAATTTTGTAGGCGGATTTATGCAAAAACTTAAGGATGCAACTAAAGGTATGGTCGCATCTTTAACCGGAAAACTGACCAATGAAATCGATTCATTCCTTAATAATAGTGGTATCAATAGTCTTGCAGATAATCTTGCAAATCTTCCCGGAAACCTCATGGATGGCATAGGAAGTGCTTTCGGAGACGCATTCAGTGAAGCCCTATCAAAAGGTTTATCCGGAGACGGCGGATCTGAATTCAGTAGTAGTTTTGCAAACGGCATCGGATCAATTACCAGTGGTATAGGATTCTTAAGTTCAGCTGCAAACTCCATAATTAGCTCAGCCACAAATCTTGCAAGTCAGGCTGCAGCCGAGATTGGCAACCTTGCAGGAAAAGCTACTGCATTTATAGGAAATTCCCTGAAATCAATCGCGAGCAGCATTGCCAATATGACAGGACTTAGCAGTTTACTGGGATCTGCTAATGGCAAGTTAAAGGAAAAACTTGGTGATCAATACAATGAATCTAAAGTTCAAGCTCAAAACCTGAATGCTAACATCCTGCAAAAGACATACCAAACATAGGGGTATAAATGAACATTAGAGATATAAAACATGAGATAGGTTACGGTGCTAGAACCAACCGCTACTTATTGGAGATGAGTTTTAGAGGTCTTGACTCCGTAAAAGTCAGCATCCTCTGTAAATCTGTTGACTTTCCGCCAAAGAATATTCAGGTTCAGACTATCTCCAAACACGGCAGAAAATACAATGTTCGCGGCGAAACCGATTATGGCCAAAGCGTTAACATGATTTTTTACGAAGATAGCAATCTTAGTATCCGTCGTCAATTTGATGCATATCTGCAAATTGTGGATGATAGTAGTAGATTCTATCAATTAGCGGGTAAGAATTATGAAGGTGGAAACATAGCATCCAAAGGCGGTGTATTTTGGCATATCCAAAACGCAGTTGATACCTATAAAGACCTTTTCAGTAGTGTGTCTAACATTGGCGATACAGTTCGCACCAGTATTAGTGAAGCTTTAAACGGTGCAACCAATAGTACGGCTCATTATCAGACTGAAGTTAATATATGGTCTTTAGATAATAATCAAAACAAAAAATACGGAATCCAACTACAGAATGCTTTTATAAGTGGTTTATCTACTAGCCCATTAGATGGTACAGTTAATGATCAAATTCTGGAGACAACAGTTACCATGACTTATTCCGAGTTTATTCCATTATCTGGAACCAGCACTAAGGAACTCTTAAAAGCTTTTACTGGTTTAGATCTTGGTTTTCGTAGTGTAACCAATAATAATTAGAGAGTTATATGAACAATTTAGCACAAAGTAGTAACTATGAATTTGGCTGTCCACAGTTTTCATATTCAGAAAAACATGTAATCCAAACAAACATACCCGGGTTACAACTATCTCATTTTGAAACCGGGTCTCGCAGAGGTGCAAAATTACATATTCAGGGCGACACCGTAAATTATAATGATCTTAGCATCACAATTCTGATAGATGAAGATTTTAAAAGTTATCTTGAATTCTATGATAAGTTTATGCAGGGATTTAATCCTGAAGATGGAACTTATTTTTGTGATGATTTTAATTGTTATGTTCAGATAAATGATAATCAAGGAGATCCGTTATTTAGAGTTGATTACTTTAACTGTAAACTTTCAAGTACTGATGATATAACTCTTGATTCGCAAAACGATCAGGAATTTATGTCATTTACAGTTAACTTTGCATATGATTACTATAAGATTACCCGTATCTAAGGAAATACATGAGAATATCACAATTATTAAAAGAGCTTGAAGGGTTCAAAAGCAAATATGGAGATTTATTTGTTGTCGTTCAATATAGGGATGAAGATAATGAATTTAATGGACATGATGGCTTTTTGGAGCTAAGGACGGAAGCAGAAGGTCTTCCTGACTGGCAATCAATGCAGGAAGACTTTAAAGATCTTAAGAATAATGAAGAAGTGTTAGTCCTTTAGTTCATTGCAAAGAACCTATGCCCTTCAAGTGTCTTGACATGAGTAAGTTTTGCATTGTTTTCGAAAAACTTACGATGTTTAGGATGGGAGATGTCACGATTGTAGAAAAACATCACATTAGTAACTTTTCCCGCATTCAGGACTTTTTTACAAGCCAAAATGGTATCAACAGTTGGAATGTGTTTCTTAGTTTTATAGTTAATATAACCTTGAAATTGTCCTTTCTGTGCTAAGACTTCGCCAACGGTATTTGGAAAAGCTTTATGAAACTTACGATTGATGATTACCTGTGCAATCATCATCTTGTGTTCGAGGCTCAAATCATGAGCCTCCTGTTCAACTGTATAGATCAGCTTTTCGAAATCTGATCGGGATAGCTTGATGGGATTGTCTTTCTCCATTCTAATTTCAAAGACACCATCATTTGGGTTTGCTTGCACTTTATTAACCTGAACTAATGAAACACAGGTTATGGCTATAGCTATAGCTATGATTGTTAAGATTGTGATTATGAATTTTAAATTTGTGCCATAAGGGCACGGACTATTAGTTTTCATTTACTTACCTCGTAATTTTTTAATGTAATTTAACTCCTCAGGACTCATAAGTTCCAAATATTCCCTAGCCTTTTCGGAGTTAATTTTAAAATGTTCCTGAATCATATTGATCGTCTTATCCTCTGATATCTGGACATTCTTTGGATATGGAATATATTTTATCTTAAACTTTTGGCAAAGGCAAGCGATGGTCTTATACTGTAAACGCATAGGAATATCGCTATTGTTAAACATGATTGCATAAGGAAGTAATCTGGGATCACCACTTAAGTAACGACACCAAATAAAAGCCGGAATCATCTTAATTTCCTCATCAGTAGGTTCATAACCTTTAGTTACTGATGTCATTACCTGAAATAATGTTTTCATAGATTTAATTCTTCCTTTTCCTGTTTCAATTTCTCTTTTAAGTGTTCAATCAATGCATTTTGAGGATCATAGTTTAGATCAGTTAGTTTTTCTAACTCAATCTTTAATCCTTCGATCACGTCTAAAAGTGTATGAAGGTCATCAATCTTATCATCCTTCTCGACAATTTCTAGAATTCGGCCTAAAATATTGACCGCACCTAGATTATAAATCTTAAACTCATTTGCGGTCATTTTGCCTCCTTATTCAGCAGCAAGACCAAATACTAGGTACTTATTAACAGCACGGACAATTGCACCCTTAGGAACTTTCTTAGGCTCACGGGTAACCTTCTTAACTTCAGTAGTATAAGTTGCAGTTACTGCCTGAACGCGAGGAACTTCATAAGTCTTAACTACACTACTGTTATGACCGCATGAAGCCATTTCCTGAGCCTTCTTATGAGCGTCTTCTTCCTTATTGTACTTGAAGACCTGTCCATTACCGTGAGCTTCGTATACAACTGTTGGTCTAGGGGCTTTAGTTAAAGACTTACCTTTCTTCATCTTGTAACTGGTAACTTCCCAGTACAGAACTCCTAGGTTAATGATCTTACAATCACGTTTATAAACCCAGTCATTGAAGTGTTTTTCAAGCTCTTTACGCGCCTTCTTTAAGTTGGAATCCTTGAATTTAGAACCGCCAAATCCTAGTTTAACAAGACCACAGTAACTAGTAGTTGAGATTGTACCATTGTAAGGGTCTGAACCGTATTCTTCTCTTGCTAATGCATACTCACGGCTGAAAACTGATTTAGCATCGTAGCCTTCCGTCTCAAAATCAAAACTAATTGCGCCCATTTTTATTCTCCTTAAAGTGTTTTAGCGAATTTTTCAACATATTTAGCCATCTGCACACATGCATTGAAATTCCTGATTGTGTTCTTTTGAGGACGTGGAGTAATCTCATGGACATCATGACTAAAAGTTCCTAGCTTCATATAAACTTCATCTCTGCCGTTGGTTACTTCAACAAAAGTAGATTCATCATTTTCTATGGCATCAATTACGGTGTACTTGCCATACTGATTAACAACTTTTTTGATATCGTCTGCGATCATAATCATATCTCCATTTCTTAACCTTATGCTTATATTATAAAGAATTATGCATAAAAAATCCAGAACTTAATTTTCTGGATTTTCAAACACTTAACAAATTAAAGGCCTAAAAGGAAATGGATCAAAGATCCATTTCCGCCGGATTATGATCTCAGGATCATAATCCTAATTGTTTAAAAATATCGTCCGTATCATCCTTAAATGCATTCTCTGCATCAAGTTTCTTGACAGCTTCATTATGTTC